CCTCCCGGCCCTGCATACAACCCGCTGGTTGGGTATAAGTTCAATCCTTCTACATTCCAGAAACAACCCGCTGGATATACCGGCTATCTCAATTACGCGCAAGGGTATGCTGATGGTGGGATTGCTTCTCTGCAGAATTCGGATCCTTCTTTGATGGCTTCTGGTACGGATAAGATGGACTTTATGAGTAGCGGTGCATACCCCATGAGTCAGCAGAAGATGAACTTCTATTCATCACCATCCCAAATGCCGACAAGTGCTCAACAGGCCATGTCTAGTTATGAGCCCACTACTAACCCACTTACCGGTGAAGAGACTAACCATTTTGCCGAAGGAGGCATTACGGATCTGGGTGGGTATTCTGACGGTGGTCGTATGATTAAAGGTCCGGGAGATGGAGTATCAGATTCCGTGCCGGCCACTATTGCTGATAAACAGCCTGCTCGCCTTGCGGATGGGGAGTTCGTGGTGCCGGCGCGTATCGTGTCAGAACTGGGTAATGGTTCTTCGGATGCTGGTGCGCGTAAGCTATACGATATGATGGATCGGGTACAAAAGTCTCGTCGCAAGACGACCGGTAAAGGTAAGGTAGCTGTGGATTCCAAAGCAACTAAGGCACTACCCGCATGACTCTAGTAGTACAGCCTGTAACTGTGCAGTACGCTGCTCAGGTTTGGCCTTTGGTAGAAGCCTATATCGAGGAAGCTGTTAAGTATTCCAACGGGGATTACACTATAGAGCAGCTTAAAGCCTTTGTATGCACGGGGCAACAGACCTTGATTGTGGCGGTAGATTCTGATAATAAGATTCAGGGTGCGGCTACTGTTTTTTTCGATAACGGGCCAAACCACAGAGTGGCCTTTATAACCGCTATTGGCGGTAAAATGATTACAGGGAAGGATACCTTCCTACAATTACGTGCTGTCCTCGGACTGCAGGGCGCTACTAAAATCCAAGGAACCGTTAGGCCTTCTATGGCTAGGTTAATTAAGAAACACGGCTTTAGTGAAGTTGCCGTTCTTATGGAGATTAAATTATGAGTGGCAATCCACCTTCGGCGCAACCTTCGAACACTACATCGCAGGTAACTAATACTACTATCCCTACCTATTTGCAGCCTTATGCCACAGCGATGCTTGGCGGGGCTATGAATCAGGCGTTTACACAAGACGCTAATGGAAACATTACAGGGACTACTCCATACACGCCGTTTTCGGCTCAATCTCCTAGCACAGTAAACCAAGCGCTCAGTCAGGCTAGTCAGGATGTAGCGGGTTTCACCCCTCTTCAGCAACAGTCTCAGGCTGGTATTGCAGGACTTCAGCTTCCGGGTCAGTTTGGTCAAGCCTCTGATATAACTGGACAAGCCGCTCAAGGGTCATTGGGTGTAGCAGGCGGCGCTGCTCCGGGCCTTACTGGTGGTGCTCTTGGTTATGGGGCGCAAGGCGCTGGGTACGGCGCTATGGGGGCGGGTGTTGGTGCTCAGGCTTTAGGTTCACAGAACCAGCTGATTAACCAGATCCAAGATCCTACGACGATGCAGAACTTGATGAGCACGTTCATGGATTACAACCTCCCGGCGCAGCAGCAGTTACTTGCTCAGCAGACGGGTATTCAGGGCGCTCAGGAACAATCAGCAGCTACATCATCCGGGGCTTTCGGTGGATCTCGTGAGGCGTTAGCCAACGCTCTTAACCAACAGGCGGGTAACATCGCCCAGTCTAATTTGGTAGGTAATGCGTACAACTCAGCGTATACAGACGCTGTTAATGCACTTACTCAGAACGTAGGTCAAAACATCCAACGTCAGGGGCTTGGTATCCAAGGTGCTCAGACAGGTCTGGCCGGCGCTCAAACAGGTCTTCAAGGTATCGGACAGGGTATCAATGCTCAGCAACTAGGGCTTCAGGGATATGGTCAGGCAGGTACTGAGGCTACTAACCTTGCAAATATCGGGCAGAACGCACTTACGGCTCAAGAAGGGATTTACGGACTGCAGGCTCAGACCGGTGGAACTCAGCAGCAACAGCAGCAGAACATTATTAATCAGGCTATGACTGATTACTCTACTGCACAGCAGTACCCGTACCAGCAGTATTCGTTCCTTAGCGATCTTCTTCACGGCTTGCCGGTATCGTCTACGACTTCGCAGAATTACACGGCTGCTCCTAACGCTGCGTCTACAACAGCGGGTCTTGGTATTGCAGGTCTGGGTCTTTCAAATGCGATGTCTGATGTACGCACAAAGCAGAACATTCAACCGGTTGGCCGGTTGAAGAACGGTATTACTCTATTCGAGTTTAACTACAAGCCTGAGTTTGGCGATCCTTCAATTAGGTACCGCGGTGTTATGGCTCAGGAAGTTGAGCGGGTTATTCCGGATGCAGTGGGTGTACTCGATAACGGATACAAGTACGTTAATTACGACATGGTTGGCACTCGGATGGAGGCTGTATGATCGGTGATGCACTAAGTGATATGGCTAATGCCCAGAAGTTAAGCATCGCTCAGCTTCAGAAATCTGTACAGGATGGGTCACTACCGTCATACATAGGCATCCCGCTTATCCAGCAGAAAACTAAAGAAAGACAAGATGCTATGGCTGCTCTACAAGGGCAACAGAGCCAGAACAAGCCCCCTATTGGGGAACAAGTTATGCAGGCTGCGGATCAGGTAACTCGTCCGGAAGAACCCCCCGCGCCCACCCTTCCGGCGACCGATCGCCAGCGGCCTGCTCCCTCTCGTGGTATTGACTCAGCACGTAGCAATCTCCCGGACTCTTTTGCCAGCGGCGGCATCGTTGCGTTTAGCGGTGAAGATGGCTCTCAGGTTAGATCAAACCCTAATGAAAAATTTGTCAATGATCCATCATTCGGTATAGACCCTTCAGCGATAGCTGATTGGATGAACACACCTCCGGGCGGTTACTCTGATGAATACAAAGCTAGACAGGCTGCTTTAGAGGCTAACAAAAAAGGGTATTACAGTACTACGCAACCCTCTCCGTCTAAGGCTCGTGAATTAGCTGCGCAGTCTCAGCAAGGGCCATCTATGCTAGATCAGGCTTCTGACTGGTGGCATCAAAACGTATCTGGCCCTGCTTCTAATTACATACAAGATAAAGCTTATAACTTGGTTATGGGTGGGGATAAATCAGGAGGTGCTACACCTCCACAAACTACACCAGCTCCACAAGCTCCGCCTACACCTACTTTGAGCGCAAGTGATATAAATAGAACTGCACAGCCGCAGGGTATTAGGGCTGCTCCTGCTATAAACTTACCGCAAGGATTGCCGGCAGATACGACTCCTGCGCAAGCTGCTCCTACTACGGGTGGGATGGACTTCGATAAATTGATGCAGCAACAGCGTGCGGGCAGAGAAGACCTACGTAATATGATCCTTGGCCAAGGCGCGGACGATACTGATAAGTTGAAGCAAGTTCAGAATATGGCTTTGCTTAGAGCCGGTCTGGGCATCATGGGCGGCAGATCTCCGTTCTTCGGTGTTAATGTTGGTGAAGGCGCAATGCAGGGCGTGGATGCCTATCAAAAGGGTATCGAACAGCTCGATGCAGGTAAGCAGCAGCGCGTTAAGCAAGTAGTAGATATGGGCCTCAAAGGTCAGGATCTCGACAACACTTTGACCCAGCTTGGCATTACCAAGGACTACTACGATGCCCATAAGGGTCTGTTCGAGGCTCAAGCAGATCTGGCACGCTCTGGTGCAATGGAAAACAGAGCTCAAACCGCGGCTATACCTGCCAAATTAGCGTTGCAGCAAGCTAGAATACAAGCTGCAGGTGGATCGGGTGGTAAAGGTTATATAGGTGCTACTACCCAACAAAAGATAAAAGATAAGTATACTGGCGATCCCACAGGTACACCCGGATTTAATAAACTACCCAAAATCTATCAAGATGCTTTGACTGAGATTAAGGATCCTAGTAACCCTTCCTACCAGAAAGCCAAAGCACAATTAGATGCGACAAACAAATCTATGTACGTTAATGATTTAAACGAGGCTTATCAATCTAACCGACGGTCAACTTCATTCGATCCTTCTCAGTACTCTTTGGATTAAAGACTAATGGCTTACATAGACATCCCCGGATATGGACGGAAAAACTACCCCGACACCATGTCGGATGATGAGATCCTACGCGATGCAAATTCGCTGATCGGTAAAGGTAAGCAAGAAGAACCGGATATAGACGTTAGGGATTTTCCTGCATCGTATATTGCGAAGCAGGGCGCGGCTAGAAGCTTAGAGCAGGTTAAAGGCGCTGGTTTAGAGCTACTCCCTTCTATGGGAGCTAAAGCGCTTGGTTATGACGATTACGCTAAGCGTAAGATGGATGAGTACCAGACCCGCATGCGGGAGATGGAAGAAGCTCACCCGACTGCTTTTAAGTCCTTCCACGATATTCGTGACATTAGCGATATCCCCAAGTATGCAACTGAGGCCGTAAGTGAACAGGCCTACAACATACCAACCATGCTTGGTCCCGGTATTGCTGGGCGTATTGGCGGGGGTATGCTCGCAAAATCATTGGCCTCTAAAGGTCTTGAGGAAGCGGCATTAGCACGAGCCGCGGAAGCGGGATTAACGGGGGAGGCAGCAGAAGCGTATGCCGCTAACTTAGCTGAAAAACGTCTAGGTATGGCCGGCCTTAAAGGCGCTGAAGCGGGTATGACCGCTGGGCTTGGCGCAGGTGCCGCTGCTCTTAATGTTCCGGAAACCTACGAACAGATTTACAGTGATACTGGACAACTGCATCCCGGCGTAGCCGCTGCCTTTGGTGGCGTTAAGTCTATACTCGATACGATTGTTCCGGGTCATGTACTTAATCAGTTATCCCCGGCTGGAAAAAGCCGACTTGCCTTTGGGCTTATCAAAGACTCTAACGTATTCCCTACTACTTGGAAAAGAGCGTTTGCTACTGAAGTAGCTAAAGACGCTGCAGGTGAGGGACTCACAGAAGGCGCACAGCAGACTATTGATAACCTTGCGTCTAACTACGCTGGTGCACATAAAGACCTACTAGATAACGTAGGGGAGTCTATTGTTCGGGGTGCCATTGGAGGCGGTGCCGTCAGCACTCCCGGTGCAGCTATTCAAGCAGGGCGTATTAAAGATGCGCGTCAAGCCGAAATCGATCGTAGAGAACAGCTTCTAAATCAGCAAGAGCAACCGCAGGGGCAGCAAGAACAGCAAGAGCAACCGCTGGATGGACAACCTTCATGGCAACCTCCGGAATATAAAGAAACCAAATTTGGTTTGCTGCCTGCACCGCCCGTACCCACAGATTATTACGGCACCCAAGGTGGTCCTACTTTTTCTTCGCAAGAAGAAGCCGATGCTTATCAGAGACAGCAACAGGAACAAGCGTTCCGTGACCAGTACGATCCCGAAAAAGCTTTTGCCACTCAGAACTGGTTGGCTTCTAATAGGGAAGCTCTAAGAGCGGCGCAGCTGCGTAGGGAAGGGACTAAAGCGGGCCTCAAGCAGTCCGATATGTTTGCAGAAGACTTGGCGCAGCCCCCTGTGGCACCGGGTCCACAACCGGGAGAAGGTTACCTTGGACAGATTGACGTCGGCCCTGCAGAGCGCCCTAGAGGTGCTAGTACTGTTATTGACGCGGATAGGCTTAAAGCTACTGGACTTAATCCTAGGTCACCTTATTTCAAACAACTCCTTGGGAAAGACATATCCGACCCCGCACAGCTCAAAGACGTTAAGAACATCGTTTCCAAGGTACGTGCCAATTCAGTCCTCGCAAAGTCAACCAAGACTGGTGTCGAAGAGGTTGTCCGCGGGCTTATGCCCTATGCAACTCAAGAAGGATTCACAATCCCACGCGGTGAGGAATTCCAATTCAACAAATCCGGACTCGCCCCTGCAGCTAGAGCTCCCATTGGAGGATCTGGAGAAAGCACTGGAGTACCTAGCCAACCCGAACCAAGTGTACCCACCGAAGGAACTGGGGTATCTGAAACCGGAGGAGTGGCACCTACTCAACCTGTACCTAGTGGGCCTATCGGAGGAACTCCGTCACAGCCGGGTGCACTGACACCCCCAGAACAGAAAGCTACGCCTGTAGAAACAGCTCCGGAGCCACCTACAATTCCGGCTAGAGATACAGATCAAACCGGATTCGCTCAGGTTAAAAAGTTCCTTACTCAGAGGTCACTTGCGGACCAGAAAGTTAAACCCACTACGGTAGGAGAAGCAATTCAGCATCATCTGGATACAGTGCCAGATAGCGCGTACAAATCTCTCGCTGAAAGACTCACTAAGATACCGCATGTAGCATCAACTCCCATATCGTACACACAAGGCGAACCGGGAGAGCAGGGTAAATTTAACGCTAAAAGTGGCTCTATCGAAATTCATGATGGCGGCGGTTGGCATGCTGTGTTCCATGAAGCTGTCCATGCCGCTACAGTAAAAGGGTACACGCAGGATAGGGATCTGAGACAATCCTTAGATATGCTACACACTAAAGTGGTCAAGCAAGCCAAAGCAGATGGTAAGACTTCTTATTACGGACTTTCAACTCCTATGGAGTTCCTTGCTGAGGCGGAAACCAATCCAGAATTCCAAGATTACTTGAAATCTATTGAATTCAATAAGAACCAGTCTTTGTGGGATAGATTGGTCAATGTGGTAAAGCATTACCTAAATAAAATTGGTATTCGTGGGAAAGATCTGAATACGGCTTTAGACGCAGCGTTTGGATTATCCGAAGCTTCTATGCAGCGCACAGCCGAAGCGGGTGAAGTAGGGTTAACTGATGCTGAGCAAAAAATAGTAGGGTCACAAACATTACAGCTTCCTTCTAATTTCTCCTCTCCTAACGCTCCGTTCCAGACGGTGCAGGGTGTAGATGCGTTTATAGATAAGGTGAATCCGTTCGGCGCTAGCCAAGCATCGGCGTTAAGTTCGGCCATCCATGGTGCTACGGGTGCTGTTCGTAGCGGCATACTTAGTATGCTTCCTACTCATGCTCTTAGTGACGTAGCGAAAGGCGCTTTCCCTCCGGGTATGGCTGAAGCCTACCATTCTGTTATCAGAGACCAAGACGGTTATCTGCACGGGCTGTTAGACAAGGCTGTTGACGTAAACATGGCCAAGCTCCGGAAGGCACGTAAGGATGCTCCTAAGCAACAGAATCTATTCAACAAGCTGGCTGCAGAAAGCACTAAGTATGGTGTTGACCCTACGGATGCTGAGTCCATGGATAGGGCTACTAAGTTCTCTATGGGTTATTTGGAGTTCAACCCGGACGGTACTGAAAAGGGTATGAAGTACCAGTACTTCGATAGCGCAGAAGCGCGTAAAGAAGCCATCAAAGCTCACAACAAGAGTAAGCCTGAAGAAGAACGGTCTTTCGCCGTAAAGGATCCGGATATCAAGACTAAGCAGAAAGCTGAAGAAGTGCGCCGTATGTACAGCCAGCTTAGAGAGTCTTGGAAGGATCTATACAAGTCCATGCGGAACACCAACCAAGCTATGCTCAAGGAGTTCAAGGACTCAATCTGCAACCGTATTGACGAAGCCGAGCATCTGGACCATGACACCAAGATCTTCCTTAAGAAGAATCTGCTCACCCGTTTGGCTGAAGCTGGGGTTATCCATCCCTATTTCTCTTTGGGTCGTGAAGGCGATCATTGGCTTGCTGCAGAAGTTCCTAACGAGTACGGTGCATACGAATCTTTCGTTACGGCATTTAAGGATCCTCTTTCAAGAAGTAAGGTGGAGACTGACCTTAAAAACAAAGTGTATGCACACGAACTAAAGAAGAACCTCGGAAGAGGTATGCCTCAGAACGAAGCTAAGCAGGCTGCGTACAACTCGGCTGTGAAGCAGGTGCGTGTTTATTCGAACATTAACCAGATCGATTACCGAAGGATGTCTCCGGGGTCTACCATTAACGAGATTTTGGGAATCATCGAAAGCAAAAAACCTGCTCGCAAGGCAGGGGAATCTGAAGAGGCCTATCAAGACAACGTCCAGCGTTTTAACGATATCGAGCATGACATCATGCAGATGGTCATCAATGCTTTGCCAGAAACGGCTTTCGTTAAGAACCTTCAGAAACGTAAGAATACCCCCGGTCATCTAGAAGACATGGTCGATGTATTTGAGCGCAAGACCCGTAGCAGCGCACGGCAGATTGCTAACCTGAAGTTCAAGCCTAAGCTTAGTAAAGCTCTGGATGACATGCGCGACTACACAGCTATGCTGGGTAAAGGAATGGATGAAGTGCGAGACCCCAATACGGGAGAAATAACGCAGGAATCCGTGCTACCTAAAGACAACTCTCTGCAGGCTGCTTACCTAAATGAGTTCGAAAAGCACGCTAGCGCTATCTTTAACCCGTCCCCGAAGAATGTATCGGGTATTATCAAGTCGGCTCTGTTTGGCGGTACGCTTGGGTTTAACGTGTCTTCCGGGCTCATCGCCTTGTCGAACTTGCCTATGATTGTGTTCCCCTATCTTGGTGCTGAGTACGGTACGCAAGCTACCCGTAAGGCCATGGGCGAAGCCCACAAGATAATCCGCAATAGCGGTAACTACCGCAAGGTTCGAGCTTTGGGGTCTGAAGAAGCTAACGACGTTAGCGAAGAAGCGATGAAGTCTGGGTGGTCTTTTGGTAATTACGGGCCTAACACCAAGATTGGTAAAGAATTGGCTACCCTGTATGACGTTGCTTCTAGAAGCGGTCAGTTGAATCGTTCTCAGCTTTACGAGAATCTGTTGGGTTCTGCTCGTACTACACCTCTTGATAAGTTCAACGCTATGTCTGGGTGGATGCTGCACACAGCAGAACGGTACAACCGTGAAGTCACCTTGGTAGCCGCCTATAAATTAGAACTGGCTAAGCTGAAGAAGCAGGGTATTACCGGGGAAGAGGCAGAAATAAGAGCGGCTAACAAGGCTGTATATGATGCAGAAATGGCTAATGGAAGTATCTCGGCTTCCTCAGCTCCTCGTATTGCTCAGGGTGACCTCGGTAGTATCGTCTACATGTACAAACGGTTCGGCGTAACCCAGTACTACCTGCAAGCAAAGACGCTTTATGACGCACTGAAGGGCGAGACTGATCCTAAGGTTCGTAAAATGCTGAAGGACAGATTCTGGAGTCTTACTGGTGCAACGGCGTTAATGTCTGGTGTGCAGGGTCTTCCGATGTTTGGTCTGGCGGCGATGGTGTACAACCTCTTCAAGGATGACGACGAAGAAGACTTCAATATGAAGATGCGCAGGCTCATGCCTGAATATGTATACAACGGTCCCGTTGACTATCTGACTGGTTTGTCTGTTGCATCCCGTACCGGTCTTAGCAACTTGATTATCAAGGAGCCGCGTAGCTCTGGGGAATCTTCTTCGTTCTCACAAACCCTTCTTGATTCTGTGGGTGGTCCTTTCCCAAGCATGGTAGATCGGTTCCAGCGAGGTCTGGATAAGATTCAGAAGGGTAATGTGGAGAGAGGAATTGAGGATCTCTTTCCGGTAGCTGTAGCTAACGCCCTTAAAGGTGTGCGGTATATGACTGAAGGCGCTAAGACTCTTCGAGGCGATACTATCTATGATGATATCGGTCCGGGCCACGCCATGATGCAGGTGCTTGGGTTCACCCCATCAGAAGTCGCTAAGCGTATGGAATTTAACGCCAAGCAAAAGGGACTATCACAAGCAGAAGCCACTAAGGAATCCCACATTAAGAGTAGGTACTACAAAGCCTATCGTGAGCACGATAGAGAAGGAATGCAAGAAGCTCGTCAGGATCTACTTGATTTTGGAACTAAGCATCCTGACTTAGGCCACACTCCCGGTACGGTAGATAAAACGCTTAAGGAATCTTTGAAGTACCATGAAGGACACACAAAGAAAATACTTATGGGCAACGAGTATCCGAATAAGCATTTGAAAGATGTCCACGATGCTATGAAGGATCTAGACATCGAGCCATAAAAAGAAGCCCCAGTGCGAGAGCTGGGGCTAAAGATCCTCAGAGGGGAGAGAGGAAAAGCAACAGGAGAATGAACGTTGCTAGGGTTAGATTACCACACTATGAGATGCGCCAAAAGCGCATACCCAGCAGCCCTCCTTCGATACGCTCAAACCCCTTAATTTTCATACCCTTATCTCTAGCTCTGGACATCATCTGGTTGTGCAGTTTGTCCGTATTCACAGCTGGTATGAACACCGATGAGCCGGGGTCGAACGTATCCCAATCTATCTTTATCAGAACACCATCAGGACGCAACGTCTCCTTCGTCTTCTTGTGCGGTACCTTCGTCCGGTGCGGCATATTCCACCCAATCACATTTAATTCTTAATACATCAATCGATGCAAAGTTATGGTGCGTACCCGATCCCATACGCTTCTTAACCACCTTAGCATTAGTAGGACTTTCTTTAAGCCCATCGATCAACCCCTCATACGGGATATTCTTATTAGCGCACCATTTCCGCAAGTCCGCCCTGCATAAAAACAGCTCTTTGGTATCGTACTCGTAGCGTATAGTGAACCCATTCTGAGGGACAATGGCCGGCACCGTTATGGTGTTACCTACATCGTCACCTTTCCGCAAGTCAGCGGTGCTTTTAATCCCCAATGTATGATTGTTGTTCTCCATCCAGTACATACTGATGATCTGTTGCGGGTCGATCACGAGCTCATTTGTATTATCTAATATCTTACCGATGGTGACGCCCATCCACATACGTAGGTTCTTAAGGTCAAACTTAACAAGTCCTAGCTGCTTGGCAAGCATCAATCCAACCATAGCATTAGCGACCATGACCGAGTAGAACCTCTCCTGTGCAGAGAAGCCAAATCTTACATCCAACTTACGCTGAGTCTCAAAATATAAAGATCTTACGTAGCCGATGTTTTCTATGACGTATTCTAGGAATGGTAGCCCTGCATGCCCGTAGTTGTTGATTAACCGCAAGCTGAGTCTGTCAGTTTCTACTTTATTAAGTCCCTGCACCTTGGTGGCACGGGTATCCAGAATACGCATCATTTCGCCGGCCGGCATAGCCTTAAGGACTCGAATCTTCTCGGTAATAGACGTATTGCCTGAACTAATACACATCTGCTTCCAAAGATCACCTCTAACCCGCTCCTGATTTACGGAAGAGGCCATACGGTTTTTCTGCATGCCGGATGTGTAGTTGTATGTGAACGTGCTCAGATCTAATGGCGAAGCATTGGTTACCTCATCAATAAAGATAGGCAGATTCTTCATCACTTCCGCACGGAGCATCTTAGAATTCATCGTATCGGAATCTTTCAGGATAAGCTGTGATGGGTCACCCCATATACTAGCCCCGGCGATCATTGATGTTGTCTTACCAAGCCCTGACTCAGGACTGTAGATATGGAAGATACCGGCATTAACCGGCGTGAACGCAGTGAAGATAGACCCAAAGGAAAGACCGATCGCAAACTGATGCAGCTCCATTCCGGGTTTGTTATAAAACTCCATGGCTGCTAGCCATTCTCCGAATACTCCCTTTTGTTGGAGGGCCGGGAACAGCGGACCAGTCATAGTCGTTGGCGGGTTGTACTCGATTACAGCGGTAGTTACACCATCTACCTCACCCTTATAGATCTTCTTGTCCCCAATAATAAAGGTGTCTAACCTTTCTCCTACCCATCCAAACTGCCGATGGGCTACGTTTGCTTTTGATTGATTCTGCATAGCTCCCACTGATTCCAAAATGTAGTTTTTGATCTCATCGATCTTCGGTGCGGTTACACCATTAGCGTAGAGACTCTTTCTGAACTCTTCCGTAGACGATACTGCCGTCATAGGTAATGTGAATTCCCGTACTCCGTCCCTAGGAAGATGTAGTCTGATAACAGCACAGTCCCCGATGTTTCGTTCATTAAGCCGGTTGTTCACATAGATATCGTGGTGGTACACCATAACTTCAAAAGTCTGGTCGTCCTTCTCTACCCGCTTGTAGATTCCACCATTCTTACCCCGAAAATATGGATGTGGTGGGGAAGGTATCTTATAGACAAACTCTACGTCCTCTTCTGATCCTTCTGGCTTGGCATGTACTATGTTGTCTTCCGCCGTAGCTTCTGCTACTTCCTTACCAAGAACGATCGGTGACGAGATGGTGCCCCAGAATGGGCACGACTTACACACATCCCCTCGCCCATGCTCCGCCATATTCGAGCACAGCGTCTCACAACGGATCGGACCAACAATGTTACTGACCTTCTTATGGGTGTACTCCTCATCGAACTCAGGGTACTTCTCGGAAATAATACGTATGCCTTCGTCTGCGTCGTCACAGAACTTGGCAATAGATAACCCTGCTCTCCACAAGGGTTCAGGCATAGACTCTTGGCTTTCGTAGATGTATGCAATATGGGCACACCCTCTACCCTCTAAGCTCTTCTGGAGCACTAACCTAAAAGTTTTTACGTAATTACCTAGGATAGCTTTGGTGGTCTCGTCTAATTCACCTTGCTTAAAGTACCTACGCGCCGAGGATATCGGCTCTCCAAGAATACCCTTGAGGTGTTCGAAACTATGAGCGTTGCCTACACTTACAATCTTTACTTCTCTAGGGTTCTTATCCTTGAAGTTGAAGGTTCCCGGTACCCGCAAGATTCGAGCCCTGTCTGATGTAACACTAGCGTCCGCTTTAAGATCGTGGGTTACACAGGCCTTCTTCAACTGATTGGCAATAGGCCACCAGTCGTCAGAGTTCACAGGTTCTTCAAAAGGCCAGTACACATGTATCCCACCACCGGAATTAACCATGGTAGGCCTTGGCATGCCTGATTCCTTACAGAAATTTTTTAGTGCCTGTACTGCCTCTGATTGAGTTTTGTACGGCTTACCCTCCCCACAGTCTAAGTCTAAAAACAGCGATTTAAGCTGAAGTGAATTGTATGAGCAGCGGCTACTGCCGTTTTCGAAAGTGGAAAGAGCGAAGTATGTATCGAGGTTATTGGCGCACATCTCACTCGCTGCAGTCTCAGCGGCTTCGATATCGTCATAAAACTTCTGTACGTTCTTCTTACCTATCCCGAAGATGCAGTAGTAGCCCTCATCACTAAGGACGCTTTTTAGGAATTCTAGTCTGTCCATGTACGGCTACTCAGAAGAAAAAGGGGGTAGGACTCCTACCCCCACGAGACTAACCTAGGTTAATTAGTCGTCCCACTCGCCAACCAAATCCTCAAGCGATTTAGAGGGTTCAGCTGTAGGAGCAGATTTCTTCGGAGCGGCTTTCTTGGGTTCTTCGACTTCGTCTTCCTCATCATCTTCGACGGGGGCCGGCTTAGCCTTCGGCTTTGGCTTCGGTGCTTCCTCTTCTTCATCTTCCTCAACAGGTGCAGGTAGAGCGGCCTTGGCAAACCCTGACTTCGGTGCATCCTTAGTCACACCATCGGTCTGTGCTACCGTGAGTTCAATAGCCTTCTTAGCGTCATCGGAGTCCTTGAGCTCTTGAATGACTTCCCACTCTTCCTCAGTAACCACACGAATCGGGCGGAATACCAGCTTAGGAGTAGGGCTAGAAGTATCGAACTTCATCTCAGTCACAACACCCGACATAGGTGCATTCTCACGTTGCAGGAATTCTGCATACGCACGGAGCGGAAGCTTACCCTTAACGCCTTCACCAAAGATTGACGTAGCGGGGAGTACCAACTGATAGACTTCTCTCTTATCGATCTCACCCTCAATAACAACAGCAAGGCGCTGACTGAAACGGCAAGCGCGGCCATCATTAGGTGCTGAACCCTTGATATTCTGTGGGCACTTGAGGCAGCTATCGCACTGCTTGTTTTTTACGCTCGGATCAGGACGTTGGCTGTCGCTAGACCAGCACTCAGGACGAACAGCTTCACCTTCTGCATACGTGCCCTTGTAGTAGGTACGAGATACATTCGGAGCCGCCTTAATAATTACGACGTTCATTGAACGTTCTTCAGAAACACGGTGCTCTCTACCACCAATGAATTCACGGAACACGCCACCCTTGATGCTGATACGACGAGAACCGCGTTGGGCACCACCCGCAAGAGCATTGGTTACATCATCTGCACCGACATTCTTCATGAAGTCCGGTACGCCACCTTTAAACAGAGTTAGTTCACTCACAATCATTCTCCTTAGAAGTCTTCATTAGGATCAAAATTAATAACGATCTGGCGGTCATCGATTATGCCAGACTCCTCGACAAGCGCCTTCAACGCTTCTTCTACCTTACTGATCTTGAATCGGTATACACCCCCTACTTTAAGATGCGGGATGGTGTTGTTCTTAACCCAAGATCGTACGGTGTTAGCATGCACAGAAAAGTGCTTAGCTAAATCTTCTACTGATACGTATGGTTCTTCTTGCAACATTAGCTTTTAGGCCTCCTCACTGTTACCGAATACTCCATGTTGGTGTTGAGTCCGGGCGGGATATCATCCGGATGCTCTTCCATGTATGCCTGTAAATTACCTTGGTGCAGTCGCTTCTCCAACAAATCGAGCAGGTTACGCTCCACGATGAACTGGTGCATCATCCCCCAATCAGAAGGAATGTAAGTGGTCTTAACAGTACGGTAAGCCGTACCTGCCGCAGTCTTGACAGATTCTAGACCCAACTCACGCATATGATCGTTGATGGCGATTTTGACCTGCTTCATCTTCTGTTCGAGTTCCTTAAGTTCCCGATCAATCTCCGTCTTTTTGGCGTACATCTTGGCGTACACCCCAACCAATTTTTCCATAGATAAGTCCGACATGATTTACTCCTGTTGATCTCGGTCTAGAGCCGATGTGTGGATCGTACTACCAAAAATTAACAATGTCTACCTTAATCTAACAAATTTTTGTAGAGGTCGATAAGTTTATCGTTCTCATCGATACGGCCTTCCAGCATTTTGTATACGTGTTTTTCAGCGTTCGAGCCTTGAAGCTTTACCACAGTAACGGGGTGGCGTTGCCCTGCCCTATGTGCACGAGCATTTGCCTGAGCGTAGATTTCTAGACTGGAAGTTGGTCCCCACCATACGATCGTGTCTGCTGCTGTGAGCGTAACCCCGTGCGCCGCTGCTTGAGGTTGGATAATTAGGATACGCGGATCTGGTTGGGATTGGAATCGTTTGAAAATTTCCGTTCGCTTACCTGCCGACACTTCGCCGTTGATTACTTCTGCACTGAACCCGTCTGCGATTAACTTCTCTCGTAGCATTTCGATGGTGTGCTTGAACGGCACGAAAACCAAAATCTTCTGGTTAGTCTCATCGATTACTTCTTTAAGGACTTTATATCGGTTGGATATATCGAACTGTATTGTCTCACCGCTATCCGCATAAACCGTGCCGCAATTATGGACAATGATAGGGCCTTCCTTACCAGCTACAACAAACCTAGACCGGGGTCCGCAGTTAAGTAAGTCGTAAGTTTTTTGTTTTTGTTGGGTGGGAGCGTCAGGGCTAAATCTATAGGCCAACCCGCCTTCAAGCGTCTTCTCAAGGTGACAGGTTTGAGTCCGTATTCCTCTGCTGCTTGCGCTACAGTTATTTTCCCCTTCGGCGTATCTATCAGAACATTCACCCGCGTGTTGCGTCCCTGTTCCTTGGGTGTAGCCCATCTGCAATTCTCCGGTGAATATGGGCCGTTGTTGTCTATCCTGTCCAGAGTAAGTCCAGCCTTGTGTGTAGGCCCCATATCTGACCAGAACATATCGAACGAGTCGTACCATCTGTGACACACCGTAATCCCCCGTGCCCCGTAATTTTTGTAGTCTTTGTCCGATGGATCGTGACATCTTCGTAGCATATTGATGTAGTTTGAATAAACTTTCGTCTTGCTCATTTTGTGTGTTTCGTTGCCGTGATGGCACCCACAGCTCCTCGGATGTTTCCTGTGTTTCGTTCTCAAATATTGACTGCGACGAATTACCCGTTGACCACAATCGCACAGGCACAGCCATGTCGCGCATTGCACTGAAATTCCACTCGTCGTTCCAGCACGCTCTATAACTGTCAGGTACCCGAACTTCTGCCCTATTAAATCTTTTGCTGGGTTTGCCATAAATAATATCCTCCGCTGTCTGCCATCCTGCGGTTGTAAGAACCCTATGATCCGAAGTCATGTTCACGCCATAACATTCGCCCACTTCTTTTTCCCCACGAAACACAGAACCATCTTGTCTTACCCACTCTTCTCCATCCCACACACGATGTAATGGGGTTACATGTTGAATAGGTATCCAACCAAATTCCGTGAGGACAGGCGTATTGTGTGCTATACAAGATATTTGTAGTAATTTATTTAAACCCACCGCCGCGTTGACGGCTGTGATCTGCTCTCCCGCTGCTTGGACAACCAACTGGTTACGTAACGCTTCGTAGTACTTCTTCTGCTGTGGGGTCAACTCGACTATACGAGTAACGTAAGTCATCTCCGGTAGATCAAGGCATTCTTCCTTAGTGAATCTAATCGCCGGTTGAAGAGCTTCGTATACGATCTTGTCCGCGTTGGGCCTTATTGTCCATCTGAATGTGGACACCTTCTGCATCACCATATCCTTAAATGAAGTGAAGAACTGCGGCACCGAATTCGGATTAACCAACTTAGCCAAGCCATACGCATCCACAGGAGACTGTGCTGCTGGCGTACCTGTCATCATCCACAACCACGTATCAGGAGTGATAATTCTGTTAAGTACTTTCCATCTGGTAGTCTGGCAATTCTTGTAGGCGTTACAGTTGTGTACTAAATATCCATCCCCAACATAGTAGTTAGGTGTTCCTTCAACTTCGAGGTTGAATACAGGTGTTCCACGTCCTTGTTCTTTATGCGTAACACTTTCCACCCAAGTTCCAATAATTTTGCTTCCTTCTTCCGATCTTGGATTTTCCTTGCACTCGTGGCGTGGCTGTTCCCACCCACTTCCAGCCCTATTTTCAATTCCGGATTTGCAAAATCTAGCTTGTAGTTCGTGGGATAACCTTCTTGCCTCTTCCCCAACGGAACTGGGTAGTTCCATACCCAACAAGGCGGTAGAACCTGCCTTATCAATAGCTCCATAGGTGTGATACCAGTTCCGTTCCCGCCCCGCACCACAGGCTTGTGGCCTATCTGTTTCAGTTTTTTTGACATGTTCTGCTTGTAAGTCTCCGAACGCACTACCCCCGACGGGTTCCCCCGTTCCTCTGGTTTCATGTGGTTGAAGTACGATGCCCCCGGATTTCGTATGTGATATCTCTTCCGAGCGCAAGATCGAGAGCAGGTCAACCCGGTTTCCGGACCATTCTTCCGGTGCCATAGATATGCTGCCTTCTTTACCAGATATGCCGTCTCGCATATTGGACAGCTCATCCTTAGATACAAGCCTTCTTCCGATAAGATTTTCGGCTGTAACCCATCCGACATCTGTAAAGAATGGGTGTTCTCTGGTGCATGTAATTGTTTGTCCGTTA